GGCCCCCCCCCGCCTCGATTCGGCTGGCGAAGGCGCGGGAGGCGATGACTTCCCGCCTGCCCGTCGCCAGCTCGGTTTCGACGCCGTAGGGGAACGTCGCCCGGAGGCGGGTCGCCCCGCCGTCCGAGCGCAGCTCCAGCGCGCCGGCGGACGTTCCCCAGAGCATTCTCATTACGGCGCCACGACGCCCGTCAGGATGCGCGTCTGCAGTCCGCGCGGGACCGTGAAGTCCGCTGTCACCAAGCCGGTCAGCACCAGCGCGCCCGACTGCGCCTTGGTATAGGGATCGCGGATCAGGTCGACCCCGCCATAGATGCCGAGATAGCCCGGCGCGACGCCCTGCACGGTCGCGGTCATGATCGCCGTCTCGTCGGGAATGACGTTGCTGATCGAGGGCGTTCCGACCTGCTTCGTCAGGCGATCCCATTCCGAAACAGCGGTCCCGTCGATCAAGGCGTCGTCGAGGTCCGCCCAGATGGCCGGATCGAAGGCGAGATTGACCTGGCTCGGGCTGGTGATCGCGTTCGCCTCCATGAAGGCGACGACCTCGGCCCGGAACGCAGCCCATGTGGCCGCCGCCCCGACCGGCGTCGAGGCGATGCCGTAGGTCGCGGCGCCGGGAATGACGCCGAGCGGCTGGCCGGCCGCGCCGCTGCCGTTGATGGTCACGCGGTCCAGTTCGGCCCCGATCACGGCGTTGAGATCGCGCCGGATCGCCGCCTCCAAGCCGTCGCCGGCCTGTTTCAGCGCCTTGCGAGAGATCACCATCTGCGCCCCGCCGGTGTGATCCGGCGTCAGCGAGCGCTCGGTCGTCTCGTAAGGCGACGCCGCGCCGACATTGGCCAACTCAGTCGTCTGCCAGCCGAAAGTCGCGCCCGCCGTCGCGACCGGGAAGGCCAGCGAGCCGGAGGTGATGTTGATCCGCTCGATCCCGAGCTTGGCCGCGATGGAGTTGGGGAAGATGCGGTCAATGATCGGCCGGATCGCCTTCGGACTGATCTGATCCTCCGCGATGGTCTCGCCCGCGCGGGTCTCCAGAGCCTCCAGCGGGACCGGGATGCCCCGATAGCCGCCCTTGGCGCGCATCTCCTCGACGATCTCCTTGGTCGGGCCGTCCAGCGCCCTGCCTTCGTCGAGAGCGATGGCGACCTGCCGCAGATCGAACTTGCGGACCAGCTCGGCATATTCGCGATCCGAGCGGGTTTCGAGGTCGGCGCCGGCCTCGCGGCGTTCCTCGTCTTCTGCGACCAGCGCCGCGCGATAGCGGGTCTCGTTCGTGCGGTACTCCGCGTCCAGATTTTCCATCTGGCGCGTCTCTTCGTCGGTCGGCTTGCCCTTGCCGACGACGGCCGCGAGGTTCTGGCGGATTTCAGATTGCCGCCGGGCGATCTTCACAGATTCCAGCATGGGGTTTTCCTTCCTGCCGGGGTTGCTGGGTCCGCCGCCAGATCGGCGACGGCTCGGGACCACGCCCGGCGTTCGGGCGATGGTTCTGGGTGCCCGCACTCGATGCGGGTTTTTCGGGTGTGACATTGAGCGCAGAGCGTCTGGAGATTGCCCGCGTCGAAGGCCCGCTCCGGCGCGTTGCGGACCGGGCGGACGTGGTCGACCTCAAGCCGGCGCCGGGATCCGCAGGACCGGCAGGCCCAGCCGTCGCGCTCCAGAACCTGATGGCGCAGCACCTGCCAGCGCTTGGTCTTCAGGACAGGCCGGGAGAAGCGGCGAAATTGGTCTCTCAAACCCATGCCGCCCTCGCCTTCCGCGCCGGCGCGGCCTTGCGTCTCATGCCTTCGGCGACGGCCAGGACGGTCGCGGCGGCGGCGTCTATCCGGCCCAGCGACCTGCCCTTGGCGAGCTTGCAGTTTTGGGCCGGGTCGACCAGCACGATCGCGTCGGCGAAGGCGGACCGCAGCAGCAGGGACGGCGCGACCTTGATCTCGCCGTCGAACAGCGCCCGGCGGAAGCGCTCGACGTCCTCCGAGCCGTCCTTCCAGCCGAAACCGCGTTGAATGAACGGGACGCGGGACAGTCCCGCCTTGTCGATCGCCTCGACAAATTCAGCGTAGCGGAACCGGTCGCCGACGATGGCCGCGACGGTGGCGCCGTCGAGATGGCGGACGATCTGGGCCAGCCACGGGCCGGGCGGCACGGTGTTGTCGCCCATGACGGACAACTCGCCGCGTTCCTGCATTTCCAGATAGCGCCCGGAGACGCCGTCCGACGCGCCACGATCGGCAAGCGAGGGAACCGCCGGAAAGGTGCCCATCGCCTCCAGTCGGCCGGTCTCCGGCCAATAGAACGCCGCCGCCGACATTGAGCGGGAGCCGCCGAGATCGACACCTAGAATGCATGGCCCGGCGCGCGCCGGCAGAGCGTCGGGCGCGACCTCGGCCGCCATCCACTCGTCGACCGTGACGAGCATCGAGCGGTCCTCCGTCGAGACACGCTCGTTTCGATTGAGGTTTCGGAAGCTGGAGAGCGCCGACCCGCCGCGCGCGATGGCGCGTCTCGCCTGCCCGACGAGCCATTCCGGCGATGCGCCGATGCCCTCGACGGCGCCGGGATTGGCGAGCAACAGGCTTTCGAGATCGTCAGCCGGCAGACCGGGCGGCGGCCGATGCTCCTGCACGTAGGTGCCGGGCGGCGGATCATCGAGCCATCGGCTGAAGGTGTTCGCGTCGTCGGGCGCGCTCGTCGAGATGATAAGCGCCCGCCCGCCCCGCTTGCCGAGACCGGACAGGATCGCGTTCTCTAGATTGTCGCCCTTCTCTCGCTCCCAGGCGGCGCGCTCGTCCATGATCGCGAGCGTCGGCGCGCCGCCGAGAATGGACTTGCCGTCCGCCGGCACGACGCGGATCAGCCCGCCGCCGTTGTCGAGGAATTCGACCTCCAACTTATAGCCGAACCGGACCGCGAACCGCTCCTGATCATCGTCCGGCAGCCCCTGAAGAAAGCCCGCCACGAAGTTGAAGGCCGTGCGGGCCTGATCTCGATTGCGGGCCGCGAGAATGATCTCGCGCTTCGGCTGGGTATCCCATTTCCCCATGGCGCTGCCGAGCGCGAGCCCCGCCGCGAGCGCCGTCTTCGCGTTGCCGCGCCCGATCGAGAGCGCGCCGACCATGACGTCGTCAGCCAAAGCGCCCCGGACGAATTGCTTCTGGTAGTCGGCGAGCCGCAGCGGCTGCCCAGCCAGGGGTCCCTCCGGAATTCTCAGGGTCTCCAGAAACGCGATCGCGATCTCGGAAGCATTGTGAGCGTGAGCGGAACAGTCCCGCCGCCGGTCCCGGCCCTTCGAGGGTTTCCGGGCATTGGGACCAGCCTTGCGCGTGGTCGCCGGCGGCCTCTGCTTCGGCGTCTTGCTCGCCTTGCTCGTCATGCCGCGACTCGCCGGTAGCGTGCGGCGATCCGGGCGGCGGCGACGCTCAGGCCCTGCTTGCCGTCCTGACTCCCACGCAGGTCATAGAGGCGGCCGGCCTGATCGGCGATCGCGAGTTGCAGGTCGCCCGGCACGTCCTCCGGCTCGTCGCCGAAGCCGGCCTCATAGATGATCGTCACCTGCCCGGTCAGGCCATCGGGCAGGCGCAGGACAGGATGCTTGCCGGGCGTGACAGCTTCGGGCTCGACGGTCTCACCGTTGACGGTGACGACGGCGCCGGGCGCGAGCGGGGCGATGGGCAGGACGACTGACGTCCCGGCCGCTTCGATGGTCCAGAGGATTTGCTGCCGAAGCAGCGCGACCTCGGCATGCGCCTCGATCTCGGCCGCCGCCGCCCGGCCCATGATGGTGAGGCTGGCGTCGTCGTCTTCGAAGTCGACGCGGGCGTGCTGCTTCAGCGCGTCGAGCGTGAAGGGGTCCGTTGCTGCAGCCGGGATGCGCGCGAGGGCCATGGGCGATTTCCGAATTGTGACGTTATAACATCACATTCGCTTAGACTGGTCCAGTTAGAGCCCTGCCCTGTCCTCAGCGTTGTCTGGAATGCCCCTTGGTCGGCTTCCGCCGTGTTGCGTCGTCCAGCTTCATGTCGTGATTTTCGACGTCGGATGACGTCCGCGAGCGAAGCGAGCGGCATGTGATAGTACTGGCATCTAGGGAACGTTGATGCCCCTTTGAACTCCCCTTGATTTCCCCTTGATATTGCAATGGCGCTCAGAGCGCGGCGTAGGTGTCTGTCTCCTCGTGCTGAAGGCGCTGATAGGTGGCGGCCCATTCCTTCCATTTTTCCGTGTCGTACCACGTCGCCGTGGCCGCCGTTCGGGCGCGGTATTTCAGGCGCAGCAGCCCGACGAGTTGAATGTTCGTCCGGTGCTGTTCTGCGGGGAGAAGCCTAAGGCCGTGTTCCTCGACCCAGGCGCGTTGCCCGTCCGTCAACAGCGCCTGGCCAGCGCGATGCGCTTCCAGCGATATGACCCGCTCTTCCAGTTCGCCCGTCTCGCCGAGGGCGTACGGATGCACGACCGACGCATCATCGGTGTCGGCGTCGATGACGTGCCCGACATATTCGGCGAGCCCGGTCGCCTTGAGAACATGCAAGGCGTCCCAAAGGACCAAGCGCTTATCGTCGCCGTCGCCCCTGAATTGTCCGACAGGCTTCCCGACGACGAACGGCGCGGCCTTGTGCCAAACCTCGTCGGTCTTATGCTGGAAGCCCCAAACAACATACTGGCCGCGCTGGCCGACGCGGTGTCGATCGTAGGCACTCCGGATTAGGCGCCAATGGACCCCGCCGACATAGGCAAGACTTTGTGCGTGGTAGAGTTCGACGAATAGCTGCAGTCCCGGAAGGGACGCGGACTGCCTCAGCAACTCGACGGGCGGGACCTCGCCGTCGGCGCCGTCTATCAGAGTGTTCGGAAGCCAGATGAAGTCCGGTTCGGAGGCCTTCCCCTTCGGCGGCAGAAGGGTATAGCGCGGGCGCGTCCCCGCCTGATCGACGCGGACATATCCACCGCCGACCAGTTTCTGAACGGCAAGTTTCGCCTGCGGCCGGCTGATGCCGGTGCGCTGCTCGATGGCGTTCGTAGACCACGACGTCGTGCGGTTGTCGTGGCCGGTGCCTCTCGCCATCACCAGGTAGGCGATCGGCATATTCAGGCCGCCCTCTCGACAGAGCTTGTCCCAGATCTTGGCGTCGACTGCGAAGAAATCGCCCCGGCTCTTCTCGACGGGAAATTGGACGATGTTGCTCAATCGGCGCCCTCGTTGATGCCGAGCCCGGCGATCAAGTCGCCCGGACCTCGGGAATGCAGCCGTTGATGGTGATAGCGACAAAGCCACAACACAAGCAGCGGCTTGAAGTAGTCCCCATGATGCGCCTCGGCCGCCCCGCCGCAGATGCGGCAGGGCTGCGGGGCAAGGTCGCCGGCGCGAATTGCGCGGCGGACGGCGCCGTGCGCCCGGATCGCTTCCGGGTGCGCGCGGTTCCAGCGCAGCTGCGGCGAGAGCGACATCAGGCGCCCTCCGCCACATATCCGCAGAGGCCCTCGTCGCTCAGTGACTGGCGGACTCGGTTCGCTTCAGCGGGCGTCTCGACGAGCCGGGTCTCCATCGGCCGGCCGGCACGGTGGATGATGATGGCCCAGCCCGTGCCCCAGGGCTCGACGACGAAGTACCCGGCGGCCTTGGCGTCGAGCCAGTCGCGGATGTTGTTGAACTCGAAGGGCGGCGGTTTCATACTCCCTCCTCCGAACCTTCGTCCTCACACTGCAGTTCGAGGTCACGGTCGCCGCCCAGGTGCCCGGTCGCGGTCCAGCCAAGCGAAGGCTCGTCGTCGGCCGTGTCTCCCTCGCACTCGTAGGCGTTGCCGAACGAAACGCCGATGCCGCAGAGGCTTGGCTCTAGGTCGCCTTCGTCGCGCTCGTCGTGCGGCTCGTCGCAGACGTCGCCGCCGGCCGGGTCGCCGTCCTCCAACGCCTCGTCGCCGTCGAGGTCGTCGAGCAGGGCCAGCAGCAACTCGGCGACGCCGCCCAGCCCCTCGCGCATGGCGCGCAGCTTTTCGAGCGGGTCCATCAGGCGCCACCGTTCGGGCGGTCACGCTCAGCGATGCGGTTCGTGATCCAGGCGGTGACTTCGCTGCGGACGAAGGCGAGGCGGCGGGCGCCGATCGGGACCGGCTTCGGGAAGCCGCCCTCGGTCCGCAGGCGGAAGAGCATCGAGCGGCTGCAACTGACCAGCCGCGCCGCTTCATTGACCGAGATGAGTTCGGGAGGTGAATTCATGACAACCATTCCGTTTGGGGTTGGAATGGTCGTCTAATTTCCTCACAACGAACGGGATCGCTAGAAAACGAAACTCAGAAAAACCCGCCGTTCGTTACCTATTGAAGGTCACCTTCGACGCTCCGCCGCTCCTGCCGGTATGCGTTGACAATATTCTTGATTGTCTCATTTCCAGCATTCTCGCCAGTAATAGCCGTGACGGGCTCAAGACAAGCTTTGACAAACTCGAGCATTGGACTGCCATCTGCCGCGGAAATCGTGCAGTTTTCTATCTTTTTATCCTGCATGAGAGCCCAATGAGTCGCTATCCAACTAATGAAGCCTGTGCGATGCTTTTTCTCGCGTCCGTCGCGCAACCTTGCATCAATGGAGCCGAATTCCTCCTCATCTTGAATAAATAGGTCGAGCGCCCTGATTGCCAGAACATTTAACATCTGTTGGCCGGAAATTTTATCATTCTCAAATCGCCCGATAACGGCGCGAATTTCGTTCAGAAATATTTCTTCTTCATCTCCTTCTTCTTCGGGAAGCGGTTTTGGAATTATACGACTATCAGCCATATCTGGGCATTGGACCGCGATGAGAGCTTGAACGCGACGCATCGCCGTCAAATCTTGTTGGTGACGTTCCTCAAGATGCTTGCGGTCAGGTTGGATATTGCTCCAATCCACCATCGATAGATAAAGATTTGCCTGATGCTCTAACTCTTTTAGGAACCATTTAAGGTGTTGTTCTATCCTCACCTTAGCAAGGGTCGCGCGAATATACTCCCTGTGGGCGTCGGAGTATTTGAACGGGGCCGGCATCGGTTAGGTCCTCGCCCCAGCACAGAACGCGGACCAGTCCTCCATCAGCCGCCGCCGCTTCTCCAGCGCGGTCCCGCGCCGATAGGCCAGTTCGACCTCGTCGCCGACAGCATGCGCGAGCGCCATCTCCGCGATCTCGCGCTCATGCTCCGTCTCGTCGCCGGCCCAGTCGCGGAAGGCGCTTCGCATGCCGTGGAGCGTTGCCGAGTCATCGGGCGAGGCGAGCCGCAGCGCCTTCGTCATCGCCGTCTCGGAGACCGGCCGCCCCTCGACGCCGCCAGGGAACAGATAGCCGTCGACGGCCCGTTGGCGCATGGCCTCGACTATCTGCAGCGCCCGGTCGCAGAGCGGCACGACGTGCTCGCGGCCCGCTTTCATGCGCTCGGGCGGAACCGTCCATGTCCGCGCAGCGACGTCGATCTCGTCGAAGGTGGCGCCGCGCACCTCGCCGGAGCGCGCGGCGGTCAGCGTCAAAAACTCGACGGCGCGGGCGGCGACGCCGGAGGACTCTCGCAGTTTCGCCATCATGGCCGGCGCCTGCCCGTAGGCGAGCGCGGCATGGTGCCCGCGCGTCAGCTTGCGGCGCTTCGGCAAGACCTTGTCGAGCAAGCCCTTCCAGCGGGCCGGGTTAGCGTCCCTGCGCCAGCCATGCGCGATGCCGTAGTCAATGACCGCCTCGATCCGCTGGCGCGTGCGGGACGCCGTCTCGGGGCGCTCGGTCCAGTGCGGGAGAAGACAGGCCTTGACGTCGCCCATGGCGATCTCGGCGACGGGCAAGTCGTGCAGGGACGCCGCGTACTCCCGCAGCGTCATTTCGTACTGCTGGCGATGCTTGTCGTTTTTCCACTCGCCCTGCTTCGCTGCGAGCAGCTCCTCCATGCAGTGCTTGAAGGTGACGACCCGCAGTTTCTTGCTTTCGACGGTCGGGTCCAGGCCCCGCGCGAGCTTGTCGCGGATGGCGTCGGCCTTCTCCCGCGCGAGCTTCAGCGAGACCGGCGCCGTTCCCTGCCCGTAGCCGCCCAGGCCCAGCTCCCGGCGGACGGCGCCGCGCCGGTAGATGAAGATCCACTGCTTGGAGCCGCCGTCGCGGACCCGAAGGTAGAGGCCGCCGCCGTCGCTATAGACGCCCGGCTTGTCCAACTTTCGGAGGTTGGAATCCGCTAGCTTCCGCCACAC